AGTGAACATTTCACTAATGGTTTGGTCAAAAAATTGATAATCGTTGCCTTTATTTGGCCTATATAAACTTAAACGAGGCATTAACTTGTCCTAATTATCTAGTATTTATCGACATTGACAACTACACCAAAATGTGTTATACTGTATTATGGCTGAAATTACTCAGAGTTTAGATTGGGCTGAAGTGCAGATAGCACTAGAAGCACCTGCACATAGGATGAAACGCTACACTGGCGATATGCTGAAAATGAGCAGTGCTATAGGACACATGGTTAAAAAACTGTCAGAAGAAGAAATTAACTGCCGCAGGCAAGGTCGCCAGACCCAACGACACAAGGAATTGTTAGTACAAATCAACCAAGAAATAGCTAATTATGAAGCATATCTTACTTTTGGTGTTCTATTAAATGGTTGACAAATCTACCAAAAGATAGTATAATACACATAATAAAGGAGTGACTAAATGCATGATTTTATTAGAAAACTATGGGATAGCAAGGCCACAATAGCTGTTATATTGTGGATAGCCGTATTTGCTTGGGCCTACAATTTAGATTGGGTTAAAAAGCCAATCGTCCAACATAAGCCCATTGGTAGGACTATCGAAGAAATCATGGCTACTCCGGTGGACACTGTCCAACAAGCCCCCTGGGACAACGATTTTAAATCAGCAGTGGAGCCTATCTAATGGAATATAAATGGAGCCAACCCTACCCTGGTGAAAGCCGTTATGAACGATTGTTCCGTGCTCAACGTATCCTACAGCTATCACGCCACGTCATGCTGTTAGACACTGTTGAGCCAGTCAAAGATTTAACAGAAGCGAATAAATATCTCATGAAGTTTAGATTGGAGAAATAGTATGGGAACACCTGTATATATGGAAATAGAAGAAGCCTATAGCATCGTCCAATGGCACGGTGAAGAATATGGCCATCGCAATCTCTTTGGAGCCCTAAACAGCATGGAAGAAAATTGGGATGATCTAGACAGCATGGAACGTGCGGCCTACAAGCAGGTCAAACGTGAATTAGAAAAAAGTATAGTCGAATCTGAAGGTGGGTCTATTGACTAGTGCAGAAGCACATCAACAGGCGTTAGAGCATGAACAATGGGCGAACGAACATCATGAGTGTTCGGTTTGCTCTTGTGACTACACCGATGACGAAGGCGGTATCACAGGTTATATAGGTATATTGCCGGCTAGTTTCTGTCCAACTTGCCTAAGTGGTATAATTGATATGGTTGAACAGTTGACAGCAGAATAAAATCCTGTATAATTAAGTTTAAATAAGAGAGGACACGATGGCGATCAAGATTGACGGAATGAAAAAGAAAGCTAAAATTGCCAATATCAATTTCAGCGATGAAAAATACACTGGTACAGAACCTAAATGGGACTATGATCGTGCCTTGACTTTTTCAGATGAAGAATTTGACCATCACCTACGTAAGAGTTTCCGTTACTATAACTATTACTACAGTCCCAAAGATCTTAAAAAATATGTAGTAGCTTGGTTGCGCCAACACGAAGGTGATAAGGGTGTTCATGTCTTAGACAAAACCACTATCGATCAATATGCACGTTCAGCAGATAATCTCACACCATTTACCGTCTGCGCTTTAATCAAAGCCCACGAACAGGGAATGCCTTTGCGTGACAAACACGTAGAATATATCCTTGATGCTATTAAGCGTGTGCTATTATTAAAGGTAGATGAAGAAGAGGAAGAAAAGAAAATAGACGCTAAACCTCAAGTAAAGATTCCGACGATCCAAGATCGCATGAACGAAGTAGCTAAGAAACATATCCTTTATTTTGAGATCCTTGAAGATACACTATTCGCAGGCGAAACTGTAGACCCTAAAGCCTATGAATATCTAGTCAAGAACACGGTACCACAGGCATTGATAGGTAAGATACAGGCAGTGTTTGAGCCACGCTATGCTGAACTTAAAGAAGCACGCAAAGGCGAATGCGAACAGCTAAAAGAAGCTTACAGCCACTACAAAGCCGCAGACTATAAACGCTGTGAAGCATTCTATGACCGATTATTCCAAGACCTAGCCGCTTACAATCAGACTAAGAAAGCCACAAAGAAAGCCGCAGTACGCAAACCACCACAAAAAGAAAAACTAGTCAAGGGCTTGAAATATCTCAAACAAGACACTGCACTCAAGATCGTGTCAATTAATCCAGTAGACATCGTTGGTGCAGAAGTCTTATGGGTCTACAATGTTAAAAATCGCAAGTTAGGCAAATATGTAGCAGAAGCCATGGGTGGTGTACTAGGTGTTAAAGGTACTACGATCACAGGCTACGACGCTAACAAAAGTACACAAAAAACACTACGTAAACCGGATGAACAGATCAAACAATTCCTAGCTTCAAGTAAAGTTGAATTACGCAAGTATCTTGAAAATATCAGGACCACAGAGATCAAACTCAACGGACGTATCAACGCTGATACTATCTTACTAAAAGCAAACTAATCCCCTCAAGATAGCGAAATTATCCTGTTGTCGATAATAAATACACGATAACAGGATAATTTAAATGTCTTTACTTCCAGCAAACGTTTCAGCAACCGGTAATCTAACTGCTACATTAAGTATGCAGACTGAAAGTCTGTATAATCCATACACAGGTACAGGTGCTGGACACATAGCATTTGATGCCAATTTAGCCGCACAGTTGACCACAGTACAAAGTCAACAAAATTCTATTATTGATTATATCCGTTTGCGATTAGGTTACGGCATGATTGATGTCGAAGCAGACAAAGAACACTTTGACATGGGAATCAAACAAGCACTTATTCGCTATCGTCAACGATCAAGTAACAGTGTAGAAGAAAGCTATGCTTTCTTAGACCTATACCCCGAAACACAAGAATACGTTCTTCCTAATACTGTCATGGATGTAAAACAAGTATTTCGTCGTGGTATTGGTAGTGTCACTGGTACAACTGCTAGCCAATTTGAACCCTTTGCTAGCGGCTACCTCAACACTTATATGCTAGTAGCAGGTCGTGTTGGCGGCCTAACTAATTATGAATTGTTTGTAGATTATCAAAAACTTGCTATGAAAATGTTTGGCGGCTTTATGAATTTTACATGGAATAAAGTCACCAAGAAACTAACTATTGTTCGCAAGATGCCTTTCCAAGGCGCTGGTGCTACCTTGAGATTAAAGAGCCTAACTGCTAGTGGTACTGCACCAGGTAGTACAGTTACTTTCCAAATTTCTAGTCAAGGTCCTTGGTCAGGAGTTAGTGTTGGCAGTACTGTTTCCATTACAAACTGCCCAGTTGCTGGCTATAACGGTACATATACTATTACCAGTGTAGACCCTACACAGCAGATCTTTACATTTTTAAATACTGCGGCATTAGGTGCTACAGTTGTCAACGACATGTCTCTAGCCTCAACTTTTGTAAGTAGTCCAAGCAGTCCAGATAATGCTGTGACAGAAACAGTATTGCTATGGATCTACAACTACAAACCAGACATTATGTTGTTAAACGATCCCCAGGCATTTCCTTGGATCCAAGACTATGCTCTGGCATTAGTCATGATTTCAATTGGTCAAGCACGTGAAAAATTTGCATCAATCGCAGGTCCACAAGGCGGTACTAGTCTAAACGGTCAGGCACTTAAACAAGAAGGTGCAGAGCTATTAAAAGATCTAGATGAACAGATTAAAAATTACGTCGACGGTGGTCAACCATTAACCTGGATAATGGGTTAAAAACTCTAGACTTCGGCAGTAAATTCCCGTAAAATAGTATATCAACTAAGGAGTAGCTATGAGTCAAATCATTGGTATCTGTGGACTAATTGGTGCGGGCAAGGACACAGTAGCAGATTATCTGGTTAACCTACACGAATTCCGCAGAGAAAGTTTCGCCAACAGCCTCAAAGACAGCGTGGCCGCTGTGTTTGGATGGAATCGCGAACTACTAGAAGGTCGCACCAAACAATCAAGAGAGTGGAGAGAGCAAGTAGATGAATTCTGGGCTAATCGCTTGAAGATGCCCAAACTAACTCCACGCTGGGTCTTACAGTACTGGGGTACAGAAGTTTGCCGCAAATCCTTCCACGATGATATCTGGGTAGCCAGTTTAGAAAATCGCTTGCGACAAAGCAAAGATGACATCGTCATTACTGATTGTCGATTTCCTAACGAACTCAAGGCCATACGCAAAGCTGGAGGTAAGATTATACGTGTCAAACGTGGTGCAGAACCCGAATGGTACGATGATGCTGTCAGCATGAACAAAGGGCCTAGCCGTAACATGAGTTGGGCTTTAAGTAAACATAACATTGAAAAACTTAAGATACATGCTAGTGAAACTGCTTGGATTGGTAGTAAGTTTGATGCAGTATTAGATAATAACGGTTCGTTAGATGAATTATACCTACAGATAGAACAAATATTAGTTAAAAATCAGGAACTAGATCACCCTGACGCCACCCAAGACCCTCTTTCGCTATTTCAAACTGACAGTTAGCACAGATTGTTTTTAAATTAGGTAAACTATTATTATTTAGATTTCCGTCAATATAATAGACAAATACTTGCTCTTTGTATTTTGCCTTAAAGCCGCACTTTTCACAGTGCGGTTTCTTTTTGTAGCCTGTCTTGTGCCAACTAGGTATCGGAGCAGGTAATTTTTTCTTTTTACGAATACAACTATCACATCGACTACGGTAATAGGTCTTATCCCACATCTTATAGTTGACTGCGCAGGGCTTTTTACCACAAACTTCGCATAATTTTCTATATTCCATACTAGTATTTATGGGTGAACCTTTCAAAGGGCACTTTAAACCATTGATTTAACCAAATAATTATAAATAGTTTAAAGCAGTATTATTATAGAGGAATACTAAACTATGGCATCATTAACTTCACCTGGCGTATCAGTTACCATAATTGATCAAAGCCAATATGTAACTACTCAGGCAGGTACAGTTCCTTTCGTGCTAGTAGCAACAGCACAAGACAAACAAACCCCAAGTGGCACTCTTGCTACAGGAACTACTATTGCTAACGCAGAAAAAATTATTACAGTAACTAGTCAGCGTGATCTAGTTAATATCTTTGGCAATCCATTTTTTGAAGTCGACGCTGCTGGAAATCCAGTTAACGACAGTCAACGAAACGAATACGGTTTGCTTGCCGCTTACTCTGCACTAGGTTCTACAAATACTATCTACATACAACGTGCTAATGTAAATCTTTCAGAACTAGAAGGCACAAGTACACGTCCAACAGGTGAACCATCAGATGGTACATATTGGTTAGATACCGGAAATACCAACTGGGGTGTATACGAATGGTCGATCGACAATGGATTTATTAGTCAACAAACTAATATCACCGTAATTACTGATTCAGATTATCTAAGTGGTGGTGTTCCTTTAAGCACATTTGGCAGTATCGGCGATTATGCTGTAGTAGCAACTAGCTCAAGTAATCCAATTTACTATAAAGGTTATAATAATAACTGGGTGTTAGTAGGTGGTGATAGCTGGAAATCAGTAGTTCCAACAGTAGTCGGTACAGTGGCTAATCCAACAATTACTAATGGTAGTAGAATTATTATTAATGGTAATGTTGTAAGTGTAAGCGGAACTACAGCAGCATCTGCCGCAACTGCGATTAATGCCGCTTTAAATCCTAATGGAGTTAGTGCTCAAGTTAATACAACAGGACAGTTAGAACTATTTGTAAACGGAGCTACTATTATCTATAGTAATGCAGCAGGTAATCTCCGAGGAAGTATTGACACTGCAACTAGTTCACCGTCTACTCTACAGATTACTAGAGGATCTGTTTTAGGATTTACTGATTGCGCCGCAAACTTGGGTGTTCTAAACGCTAATATCGGCCCTACTATTAGTAATGGCGGTAACACATATACATACAATGGCCCAACTATATCTTTTGCTGGATATACTAATCCACCAGCATGGAGACCAACAGATGTTACTCCTAGACCAGATGGTTCAATTTGGTTAAAAACATCAGCAACAGGCAATGGTGCAAATTGGGCTATTAAAGAATACGATGCTACTTTAGAGACTTGGAATCTGCTTGCTGCACCATTATATGCAAGTGACTCTGCCGCAATTAATGGATTAGATCCTGTAAGCGGTGGAGCAGGATTGCCTGCAGGAACTCTTTATGTGCAATATGATACTTTAGGCACACAAACTACAACCTTCCGTCCTTATATTAAAGCAGTAAGTGGTATATTATCTATTACCGGTACAGTGGCTGGCGGCACTGCAACTTATGTAAATGGTGATAGTTTTAGATTAGATGTTAGCGTTCCAGGTAGTGCTACATTAGCTAATGCAACAATCGTTCTAAGCGGAACTACTGCAAGTGCGTTTGTTGGCGGTATTTTGGGTGCAGGATTACCAAATATCACAGCAGGATTTAACTCTAGTGGACAGATTTTCCTACGTCACTTAGCTGGCGGTACTATTTTAATGACGCAGATTGGTGGCAACGCTTCATTAGTAACATCTGGATTAACATCAGATACTAATGTACAGACATTAGTAGCAGGCACTTTATTTTTAGCAAGTCCATTTACACCGTTAACATACAATTACGGTGATACTGCTCCGTTTAGCAATCCAGCAGAAAATACATTGTGGTACTACAGTGATCCTACTGAAGTAGACGTTATGATGCATGATGGTACAGGATGGAGAGGTTACCGACTTGTTTCCAACGATGCACGTGGTTACAATCTGACAGTGACAGACCCTAACGGTCCTATCTTAAGTGCAAGTCAACCAACAACACAAAGTGATGAAACACAACTTGTTCCAGGTGACCTATGGATTGACACTGGCGATCTTGCTAATTTCCCTGTAATCTATCGCTACAACGGAATTTCATGGGATCTAATAGATAACACAGACAATGTTGAATCTGACGGCATTCTATTTGCAGATGCACGATGGTCTGCTACAGGTAATGTAAACATTATTACTGATACATTGCCAACTATTACTAGCCTATTGACTAGCGACCATTTAGATCCAGATGCTCCTGATTACCAATTATACGCTCGTGGTACACTGTTATTCAACACACGTCGTTCTGGTTACAATGTAAAACGCTTCAAAGCAAACTACTTTACAGACGCTGAATTAGCTGTAGTAAGTGCTACTGAAGCCGACGCATGGGTAACTTTCAGCGGTGAAGATCCAACTACTGGTGTTCCGTATTTTGGTTATAAATCACAGCGCAGTGTAGTAACACGTGCGATGAAATCTGCTATTGCCTCTAGCACAACACTACGCGAAGAACAAACGCAGTTTAACTTAATCTGTGCTCCTGGATACACAGAACTAATCCAAGACATGATTACACTTAATAATGATCGTCTAAACACAGCGTTTATTATAGGTGATAGTCCGTTAGATCTACCATCAGACAGCACAACGTTAGATAACTGGGCAAAAAATGCTAATCTAGCGGCAGACAATGGCGAAGATGGTCTTGTTAGTCGCAGTGAATACTTAGGTGTTTATTATCCAAGCGGCTTAGCAACTAACCTAGACGGTAACAGTGTTGCTGTACCACCTAGTCACATGATGCTACGCACAATAATCCGCAGTGACGCAGTCAGCTATCCGTGGTTTGCACCAGCTGGTGTACGTCGTGGCTTAATTGACAACGTGTCAAGTATCGGTTATGTTGATCGTAATAACGATAATGTTTGGGTAAGTATTGGGGTAACAGAAGGTCTACGCGATATTCTATACACAAATAGTGTTAACCCATTAACAGTATTACCAGGTGTTGGATTAGTGGCATACGGTCAAAAAACACGTTCTGCACAGACTTCAGCAATGGATCGTATTAACGTAGCTCGTTTAGTAGTTTATCTACGTACAATCCTAGCTAGAGTTGCATCACCGTTCATTTTTGAACCAAACGATACTATTACACGTAGCCAAGTTAAATCAGCATTTGATGCAGTGTTTAACGATCTAGTTGCTAAACGTGGTATCTATGATTACTTGGTAGTTTGCGATACTACAAACAACACACCAGCACGTATTGATGCTAACGAGTTGTGGGTTGATATTGCTATACAACCAGTTAAAGCAATTGAATTTATCTATATTCCAGTACGCTTACAAAACACTGGTGCAGCGTTGACAATTCAATAATATACGCAGATAATGGGAGGGTCTGACCCTCCCCGTTCTGATAGAAAAAATGGTAAATACTATAAAGTATTAAAAGGAAGAAAAGATGGCAACATCATCACTAACAAATTTTACAGTACCGTTATCAACTAACCAAAGTGCTAGTTCGCAAGGTCTGTTAATGCCAAAATTAAAGTTCCGCTTTCGCGTAACTTTCTTAAACTTTGGTGTTACACAACCTAGCACAGAACTAACAAAACAGGTTATTGACTTCAAACGTCCAAATCTGAGTTTTGAACAAATTGAAATTCCAATCTACAACAGTAAAGTTTATCTAGCAGGTAAACCGACCTGGGCAGAAGTAACTACAACACTACGTGATGACGCTAGCGGTGAAGTTACTAAACGTGTTGGCGAACAGATGCAAAAACAATTTGACTTCTTTGAACAGAGCTCAGCAAGTTCAGGTATTGATTATAAATTCACTACAGTTCTTGAAATCCTTGATGGTGGTAACGGTGCTAATACACCTAACATCTTAGAAACTTGGGAAATGTATGGTTGCTATCTAATGTCAGCAGATTACAGCGATAATAACTATGCTAGTAACGAACCAATGACAGTAGCATTAAGCATACGTTATGATAATGCGCTACAAACACCTACAGGTGCAGGTATTGGTGCTCAAGTAACACGTACATTAGGTACGGTAATCACTGGTTAACCCAGACGAAACACATACAATTAGCCCGGTTAAAATCCGGGCTTTTTTTTGACGATAAATAGTATAAATGGGATAATATATGGCACTGGCTGATTTTTTAGGTGAATTAAGACAATCGATAGCACCCGATCAAAATGTTAGGGACTATCAGCACGCTAGTCGTACCTTTATCGACAGCTTGTATAGACTAAGTCCAAAACTTAGTAATCTATTTCATGTGTTTATTGACGTCAATCAGAATGTTACATCTCTTGATCAGAACAGTCAAATTGAAATAGGTCTAATGGCTAAAGATGTGCAACTGCCTAAATTTACCATACAAAACAAAGTACACAATGCATATAATCGTAAGGTAGTACAACAAGAACGTGTAAATTACGATCCCGTGAGTATTACTTTTCACGATGATAGTGCTGACCAAGTTAGAAATTTTTGGCGTAACTATTTTCAATATTATTACAGAGACAGCGACTATCTTAGTAACGAGCAGACTTATAATTACGACAGTAAATATAATCAACGTCAGCAACAAGAGTGGGGATACAGCCCTAGATCAAATGATGGTAATCAAAACTATATAAGCGCAATCCGTATCTATAGCCTACATCAAAAACGATTTAGCTCATATAACTTAATAAGACCTACTATAACTTCTTTTGCTCACGGGCAACACACAGCAGGTGACTATACCCCTGTTGAGAATTCAATGACTGTACAATATGAAGCTGTTTTATATGACAGCGGTCCAGTAAGTTCTGGAGTAGTTCAAGGATTTGATGTAATACACTATGACAGGACACCGAGTCCTCTACGTAATGCCGGTGCCGCATTGGGTGGTATTGAGGGTGTTATTAGAGGAGTACAAAACGGTGACTTAGGTGCAGTTTTACATGAAGGTATTAATGTTTACAATATTTTTACAGGCAGTGACGTGCAACTTAAACAAGCACCGTCTATAGATTTAAGTAGTATAGGAAATGAAATTCTCCGCGGGCAAAATCCGTTTGGTACAGTTTTTGCGCCTACAAGTGCTTCAGTGCAACAAGGCATTCGCAAAGCAGTCGGCGGAAGCAGCGGTTAAGGAACTAATATGGCAATCAACGGAAATTTACCAGGACAAACTACAAACAATCCTGAAACTACTAATTACTTTAATAATTTTTACAATAATCCTACAAGCACAAGTCCGATGATTAACGACGCTGTGGTTGCCTATTTTCAAAGTATTACAGGTAACGCAGACACTGGACGTAATCTTGCTGCGGCAGTTATTTTTACAGCTCTACAACAGAGCATAGATCCGATGAGTGTAGTTGATCAACTGCAAACGTTAAGTAAACGCAATTTAGCCAATGCACCTGCTTATTATCCAGGAACTACGAATCAGGAAGCTCAAGACACTGATGTGTATGATGCAGAAACAGGCACTTGGACTAGTAGTGGTAAACAATATGCCAAGCCAGGGCCAAGCGCATCATTCAATGAAATTAGTGAACTTGACGCTTATCTAACTATGTTCCTAAATCTTAACAGAGTAGGCACAAGTCTACTGGGACTTAGCAATAGCCCTCAAGTCAGTTCCTATATTAGTCGCGCAATTTTAGCATAATGTCCAAATACGCTAACGGAAAATTTACAATTAAAAACCCCGAAAAGTACATAGGCAAACGTGTACCTACATACCGCAGTAGTTGGGAATTTGCTTTTATGAGCTTTGCGGATAATAATCCAGCTGTAACTCAATGGGCCAGTGAAAGCATACAAATACCTTATTTTAACCCTGTGCTAGGTCGCCAGACTATTTATGTACCAGATTTTGTTATAGTGTACCAAGATGCAGGTAAAAAGCAACATGTTGAAGTAGTTGAAATTAAACCACTTGCTCAGACCACAATGGAAAGTGCTAAGTCAGTCAAAGACAAATACAGTGTAGCAATTAACATGGCCAAATGGGCTGCTGCTGATGCATGGTGTAAAGCCAATAATATGCGCTTTAGAGTAGTCACCGAACACGATATCTTCAAAAATCTTAAACGATAAAAATCTCGTTAAATACATAACTATGACAAAGAAACTAGAAGAATTATTCAACCTCTCACCTTGCGAGGAATCAGATGCTACTCCTCAACAAGTAGAACACACTATCGAAGAAAATCGTGCTATCATCAAGGAAGTAGATGAAGCCATTGATAAGATCGATGCGGCACTGCCATTTGTAGCAGACTTAGATGTCAGCGATCGAGAGCTAGATGAACTCAGCGACCTTGCTAAAGAAAAATTCCAGGACCTGATTGATCTAGGCATGAACGTTGAAGCACGCTTCAGCGGACACATCCTAGCCACAGCAGGTACCCTGCTAGGACATGCTATTACAGCCAAGCAAGCCAAGCTAGATAAGAAGCTACGTATGGTGGATCTACAGCTGAAAAAGGCACGTTTAGACCAAGCAAATGCCAAAAACGATGGCGAAAAACTAGTAGATGCAGCCGATGGTAAGGGCGTGATACTAGATCGCAACGAATTGCTCAAGCAAATTCTTAACAAAAAATAACAGTATTTTTGATAAATAACAATAATAGGAAAACTTATTATGAAAAACTTTTTACAATATCTTTCAGAAGTTCAAAAAACATACGAATTCCGTATTAAAATCGCTAACTGTGATCCCAAGGACAAGTTAGATGGACTTAAAATTGGTCTCGCACAATACGCTGTAGAAAGCGTTAGTGCTGCCAAACGCCTACCAATCAAAGCCAATGATATCGATTTTCCAAGCATTTCGAACTGCGAAGTGTTCTTGATGGATGCTGTATTAAAATATCCAGTAAATGATGCACAATTACGTTCAATCGTAGCAGAACGTTTAGGTTGTCCAGTTGCACAAGTAGTTGTAGTTCCTAAATATAATCCAGAAGAGATCTGGCGTTGGAATGTAGATGGCGAAAGTGAAATTAAAGAATATAAACAAGGTGATGCAGAATTAACGAAACCTTACCCAGCCGCTGATGCAGATCAAAAAGCTGCTAGCAAGGCTTATGCTGGTGCAGAAACTATTCTTAAAGAATTAATTAAACCGGCTGAAGTAAAAATTGAAGGCAATGAGCCTGCTGATGGTAAAACATTAAACGACATTTCAACTAGTGATTTAAGTCCAGTTGGCAGCACTAAAAATAAGATTCCCAGCCCAAAATAAAGGTCTATAGAATGAGCGACAATATATATGATATCTTAGGAAAACTCAACGGTCTAGTACCTAAAGAGAATCCTCAATCAATCGCTGAACCCATCTACGAAAGCGTAGATCCTCGCGGTGATATCATGTCTGCTGTCACACAACTTGAAGAACGCTATATGGGCTTTAAAGAAGCCAAAGGCAAATCTAAACGCAAAGAACCAGAAGCAGTGATTCCTGCTACTGACTTAACTAAAAGTGCTGATCCTGATGTGGCAAGATTAGCAACTGCTGCCAAGTTTATCAAACCTGAACTAAATGATTTTGAAGCGATAGTTAGTTATACGAGTAAACTAGAAAAAGAACTAGAACAGGCTGAAAAGGCTGACGTGGTTGATAGACAAAAGATTGAACAATTACAAAATATGCTGGCAAAAACACAGGCTAATCAAGATGCCATGCAGAAAGTAATCACTGCGACTGATCAGAGATTCCGCGCTGTCAATGATAAGATAGCTTCTGGCCAGATCACAGCACAAGATCAAGCTGCCGCCAAAGCGGCCCAACAAATTGAAAAAGATCATGATGCGGCAGTGGCTGCTGTACAAAAAGCACCACAACAACCAAACGCAATAGTGGCTACACCGCAACAACCAACTGCTGATATCTATCGACTCCCTGGCAAAAAACAATCAGGAAAATCATCTGCAGGCGGTGGTAGATCTGCAGGCGGTGGTAGAGCGGAAATACCAACAGCTGCAAATGACCCAATGTCATATACACCTGTAGCTAGAGCCGTTGGACAAAATGAAAACAAAGAGAGTAAATTAAAAATGTTAAGAGAATACAAAGAGAATGATCCTGATCTAGGGCTAATTAATTATAATTCAGCACTCAAAGCATTCCAAAATGCACAGGAAAAAATAACATTGGATTTTGGTGGTAAACCATTACCTCTTTATGATTATCAACTATATGGTCTATTAACAGACCTTACAGCAGATCAGAATCAAGATCGTAAAATGGCACGTATTGAAACAGTGATGTCAAACTATGACAGCGTAGTGCAATTATTAATGACGCCAAAAGTAAAAAAATTGATTCAACAATTCCCAGAATATGCTAAAAAGAATCCAAAATTTAAAGCACGTATGCGTGATGTCAATAGAGACCAGTTTAAATTAGAACCAGCACCACCAGAGGATCCACGTTATGATCCTAGACTAGACCCCAATTCACCAGAATTTGATCAAGCGTATGCGGCTACTCAGTCTCATCCTTATCAACGTAGCGATAGCCAATTAGAAGAAAACTTAGGAACCACAAGCATGAAAAACGTAAAACAACTAGCAGAAAATCTAATGGAGAGATTTGCTAACTTCAGAGAAGATGCCAAGCCAGACTTCTTAGATCTTGACAAAGATGGCGATACCGAAGAGCCGATGAAGAAGGCCGCTAAAGATGCTAAAGACGAAGAGCCAGCAAAACCAGATAGTGATGCTGTAGCTAAACGTAAACGCCTACAAGCACTTAAAGACAAACAAGAAGATGAACGTGCTGAGAAAGATGATTATGATAGTAAATCATCCTCACGTGTTGTTAAAGGTCGTGCTTACGGTGGCTCTGCACAAAAAGATGATGAAGACAAAGATGACTTAGATGAAGTAAGTTATTCAGCTAAGGCTGCACGTGCAGGTAAAGATATTGGTAAACCAGGTAAAGCATTCGCTAAGATCGCTAAATCAGCAGGCGAACGTTATGGTAGTAAGGAACGTGGTGAGAAAGTAGCTGGTGCTGTGCTTAAGAAATTACGTGCTAACGAAAGTGAAGAAGTTGAAGAAAGTGGTCTACAAGCATATCTAGGCAAAAAGAAATACGGTAAAGAAGGTATGAAAGCTCTACAAAAAGCAGGTCGCGAAGGCGCAAGCAAAGAGAAGATGGCTATGATCCGTGCTAAACATGATAAAATGGATGAATCAGCTAAGCCAGACTATATCGATCTCGACAAAGATGGCAACAAAACAGAACCATTGAAAAAAGCTGCTAAAGAAAAAAAAGCTAAACCGTTTAGTAGCGACGACTATGATGAATACGGTGTACGTCACTCTTCATCTTTTAATCAACCACCTAAGAAAGTCGATGAAGTAGCACCCCCAGGTGCTAAAGCAGAACGCATGGTTAAACATATCAAGAAAGGTTATGCTAAAGACGGAAAACTAACTAAGAAAGAAAAAGGTATCGCTTATGCTACTGCTTGGAAAGCGCATAACAAAGGCCAAGTAGAAGAAGGTAAAGCAGCTGACAAAGTAACACATGATTTACAGAAGATAGCTGATAAAAAAGGTTACAAATCTAAGAAAGATTTTACATCAGCAGATTGGGATAACGTAGCTAAACCACATGGTTACACAGGCAAAGAAGTTGCCGCGATAAGAGGACACAAAATTGCAGAAAGCCGTAATCACGAAAGCAGTGAATACACTTATGAAACAGTTGGTCGCATCCTATGTGATGAACAACCACACCTGGATTGCAATTCAGAAGCATTCGTAAAAGCAGTTTATGATGAATTGATTGAAATGAAAATGACACCAAAAGCTGCTCGTTGGTTAGTTCATTATGATGAAGATTTTATCAGTGACTGTGCTTCATCATACAGCCATTTCTGTGCTAGCAAGGAAAAAGAAGCTATGGAATGTGGCGCACCAATGAACAGTTTCGTCAGTGAAGAACCTGTGTTAGATGCAGTGCAAGAACTAGATGAGATTGCTCGCCTAGCTGGGTTAACACGTGAAAACTATAATCCAATGGTACCGGGTGATTCAGCAAGTCCATTGACCTATGCAGGTTGTCCAAAATGCAATGCTGACCCTTGTTGCTGTGAAGATGAAAAAGCTATGGATGAGGGTATGGGTTGCACAGAAGATGAATTGAATGAAGCTGCAACACGCAAAGATTTCCGTATGGTAGCTGATCTATTACAATCAATCCCAGATATAGCTAAAAGAACAGAGCTAGCTATGTATCATGCAGATATATTCAAAGAACAAAATCCAAGATTTAAAAAGGAAATGTTCTTAGCAGCCGCTGGTGTTGATACTACTCCGATTGAAGATACTATGGATGAAGATGCATTAGGTGCTGCAATGGGCGGAGTAGCAGGTGCACTTGTAGGTAAAAGTCCACAAGCCGCGGCTACCGGTGCTAAATTAGGTAGTGCAGCCCGTGATGCGTTTAATAGCGCGACTGGCTTAGAAGAAGAAGAAATAGGTGAAGGTAACGAATTCTCAGGCGCCTTAGCTAAAGCTCGCGCTGAAGGGAAAAAGGAGTTTGAAGTGGACGGTAAAAAATACACAGTAAAAGAAGATATCAACATTAACGTATCAGCTAACGGTGAAGAAGATGTGGTTAATCTAATCCGTAAGTTAAGTGGTATGCCAATGGTTGCTATCCAAGCACAACCAGCCGTGGCTGAAGAAATCGTCGCAGAAGAAGGCCCTAAAGAACGTGATATCGAGTATACAAACTCGCCACGCGAAGAAGTAGCAGGAACAGATGCGGCTATTCCGGCAGGTGGTGATCTAAATCGTGCTAAGAAACAATACAAGAAAGAATATCCTGGTGACAATCCAATGGCAGTTGCAGAAGCCAAAGAAGAACAACTATGGCGTGCATACGAAACTATGATCAACGATCTAAAGGCCTAACATGAAAGAACTACGCGAATTTATTGAGTTGATGGATGCCATACAAGAAGGCAAACCTATCAATGAAGATGCTGTAGATGCTGTGCATCTTAGCGATATGTTAGATCAACTTGAAGAACATCTCAATCAAGCTGTTGGTATTGCTAACGATCTAGCACGTTTTGGTCGTGATCTTCCAGGTCCTTTCGCAGGTCAGATCCGTAGTTATCTAACACCACACCTAGAAAGTTTTATTGATGATCGCCGCCAACCAGGTAGTATTCCTAGTCTACGCAGCATGTTAAGTGACAGTCAAGAAGACGACGATGACGAAGAAATTGGTATATGAAGATTAATGAGATTATCACAGAAGTATTAGAAAGAGGCAAGTTTCGTAAGTCAACTCGCCAATCTCTATCAAACGTAGATAGTTATCCATATTTAGATAATAATTCACATCCTTATGTAGCCTATAGATTTGGTATGGCGTTGGCTAGAAGTCCTATCGATGTAGTTGATCCCCTAGGCCCAATAGGTAGTGAATTTACAACGGTTGGATATAGTGATGCTGATCAAGAAATCATCGATCATGCACGTAAAGAATTTGGATTAAAGATAAGAAAACACAGCGAAAAAGGCAGTGAAGAATTAGAAAAAATTAATAAAGTCAGCCCAGTTGCTAAACCTAAACGTAACAAATACGGTGTATAAATGGATAGTATCGAAGAAATAAAACAATTAGCTGGTATTACACAAAATATAGGACGCCTACAGGAATACAAAGGTCAAGGCACAGTCAGCACAGAAGGCAGTAACATGAGTATTACAGCCAACGAAAAAATACAATATCAAAACAATAATAATATCCAACCTGGAACCTCAGAATGGTTCCAATTGTGGTTCTCAAAACCATATCTAACAGGCGAAAAACCCTGGTAATTGTAGTACCCAAACACTTCCAACATAAGTAATAATATGGCGACAGCAAAAGGTACAGATTCAGTTCTCGTAAAGAAACCTCATACCCGCGAGAGTTTCACCGAAGAACAATTAAGAGAATTCGCAAAGTGCGCAGACCCTATCACAGGACCTGAATACTTTATGAGTAACTACTTCTACATACAACATCCTACTCGTGGACGTATGCTGTATGAACCATTTGATTATCAGAAACGCTTGATACACACATATCATAATTATCGCTTCAGCATTTCACTAATGCCTCGGCAAACAGGTAAGTCTACTAGTGCCGCTGGTTACTTGTTATGGTACGCTATGTTTGTTGCCGACAGCACCATCCTAATTGCCGCACACAAATACACGGGCTCACAAGAAATCATGCAACGTATCCGTTACGCTTATGAAAGCGTGCCGGACTTTATACGTGCTGGTGCTGTGAGTTATAACAAAGGTAGCATTGACTTTGACAACGGTAGTAGGATTATATCAGCTACAACCACTGAAAACACTGGTCGAGGTATGTCAATATCTCTATTATACGCAGATGAGTTTGCGTTCGTCCGTCCCACTATCGGTCGTGAGTTTTGGACTTCTATTAGCCCAACCTTAGCCACTGGTGGTAAGTGTATTATTACTTCAACCCCTAACAGCGACGAAGATCAGTTTGCTACTCTATGGAAAGGCGCTAACAAGTGTTTTGATGAGTTTGGTAATCCTACGGAAATCGGCATTAACGGGTTTAAAGCGTTCCGCTCTTATTGGAATGAACATCCAGATCGCGATGAAGCATGGGCAGTACAGCAAAGAGCACAGCTAGGTGATGAACGTTTCCGCCGTGAGATGGACTGTGAATTCATCATCTGGGACGAAACCTTGATAAATCCTGGTCATCTAATAGAATTAGAAGGTATAGATCCTATGGAACGACAAGGACAGGTGCGTTGGTACAAACGTCCAGAGGCACAGTGTACCTATGTTGTAGCCTTAGATCCTAGCCTAGGTACTGGCGGTGATCCTGCAGGTATTCAGATATTTGAATTGCCTACATTTAGGCAAATAGGAGAGTGGCAACACAATCGCACACCTATCCAACAGCAAGTGGGTATTCTAACAGAAATCATCCGTTACTTAAATGAAACTGTGTCACAGACTAACATTTACTATAGCGTTGAAAATAACACTGTGGGTGAAGCAGCCTTGATCAGCATCAGCGAAATTGGCGAAGAAAATATCAAAGGTATTTTTCTAAGTGAGCCCAAACGTGTGGGCAGTGGTCGTAGATATCGTAGGGGGTTTAATACCACAAACTCAACTAAAATTTCAGCTTGCGCCAAACTTAAAAATCTAATTGAAAGCAAACGCATGACCATTGTTAGTAAGCCTCTTATATCAGAGTTGAAAACGTTTGTAGCACACGGGTCCAGCTTTGCGGCAAAACCAGGTGAAACTGATGACCTAGTTATGGCCTTAGTTTTAGTGGTGCGTATGGCCATGCTGTTACAGAGTTTTGACAGCCAAATTGATTACACTATGAAGAACAGCCTCGAAGACATAATTGAGCCTATGCCTTTCTTCATGCTCTAAGATAAATAATGTTATGAGAGAAATTAATAAAATTGCAGAAGGTCTATTTGAAAAAATCCGTGATCGATTTGAAGATGTAAGTTTAGGCGAAGAAAACGCAAACTCTACACAAAATCCAGAAGACGCACGTTTTTTTAATTTTGATTACGTAATAGACGGAAACAACTACGGCAATATTACTATCAGTATTATTGATGAAACTAGTCTTAAAGTGTACTTTAGTAAAAATATCAGTAGCGAGTTAGAAGGAGAAAATCGAAAGCAATGGTATGGTTTTCTTAAAGAACTACGTGAATTTGCTAAACGTAACCTACTTAGTTTTGAGCCGCGCGATATTACTCGTGCCACGCTCAAACATCGAGATATACAGCAAGTCAGTAAAGCAGACACAACTTATGATAAAAATGAAGTAATAGGCGAAAGCCAACTTTACGGAACTAGACGATCAAGTTACGAAAATGATGGTCCTGTACGAATTATTATCCGACACAGTGATCAAATTGATCCAGAACGTAAAGGTGCACGTGCTCGTAAAATCCGTGCTATTTACTTAGAAAATTCCGATGGTGAGCGCCTTAAACTACCACATAACAGTCTACGGTATGCTCGGGCTATGGCACGTCACTGTGCAGAAGGTGGCAGTATTAACGATGAGTTTGGTAACCACATAACAGAAATCGCAGAAGAATGCGGCAAACTAAAACCATTTAAAGCTGCAATGATTCGCCGTGTGTTTGAAGATGAAGAAACACATCGTATGGTAGAAGCAGCCTTCGAATATCATAGTTTGCTAAAAGATACACTGAATAAAATGAGTGGACGCAAAGGTTACAGTCAATGTAAAGAACAATTTGTGCATACTAGCACCAGTTACATTCCGGAAGAAGATTTTGATGCAGACAGTCTTAAAGAAAGATTTGTAAAACGCACTTACAATGAACGCATGGACGATGCACTACCAATAGTATACAAGGCTTATAATATGAAAAAAACTAATAAAATGGCTGAAGCATTTGAAAGCTGGGCAAATCGATTAGCAGAAGGTACATGGGCACTTCCAGATAGTGAAGATGAAGTCAATGAATTGATTGAATTGTTTGGTAATCCATTACCAGTGGGAGTCGATGCACAAAACGCTACTAACGCACTGTACAATCTCATAGGTGACGATAAATTGTTTGATCGCCTAGGAGAATTAGCTGAACAAGATCCAGAAGCAGATGCACGTGATGTGATCGCATATTGGTTACAAGATAATTTACCAAACATCTATCAACAGATTGCTAACGAAATTGGTGATCCTGATGTTCCGGCAGAACCAGCGGAAGTAGGAGATGAAGATTTACAAGTAGATGAAGGTAACACATACGGTGCAGGTAATGGCGGTATGGACGGCGTAGTATATGAAGATGAAACAGATCAAGATGACCTATTAGCAAATATTGAAACAATACAATCAGCAATTATCCGTAGAATCTTAAACAATATTAATGATCATAGCGAGTTACTTAAGAAAGCAGGCCCGGAAGGTATTATGAATGCTGCAAGTGATGTAGCATCATTCCACGCACCAATGGAAGAAATAGGCTCAAGCGATATTAGTATCATGGTCCGCGAAGTATACAATGAAGCAGGTGTAGAATATCCAGAAATGCATGAAGCCAAAGACAAAGTAACATACGACCCAAAAACAGGCAAATTAACAGGTTGGGAACACGAAGGTGATTGGAAAAAACGAACTAAGAAGAAAGATCCTGTTGGTAAGATCCATCATATGAGCGATGTTGCCCGCAGACAAACAGAAAAGATGGCAGATAAGACATTAGAAGAAGCATTTGAAAAATTAGTAAATGAAGCGGCAATTAATGTAGGTGATATGATTAAAGATAAAACTCAACCAGAAATCCAAGGCAAAGTAGTAGGTGACATGGAAGAAAATTATACTATACAAGTTGATGACGATATATATCATATTAAAAAATTAAATGCAGAAAAGGTAGCCAAAGAAGCGATAGAAATGCCAGATAATCCTGATTATAGCAAATATGATGAACCCACATTCAAAAGACAGCAACCAAAAATTGATAAGAAACTACCTGGATGGGCGGGATACGATTTAGATAAACCTGCTTTCCAACGAAAAGCACAATACGAAAAAGAAAGAGAACAACTTAAAAAATTAGCAGGCTTAAAATAAGATCCCCCAGACTGGGATGAAAGGCACTTTTATAGTGCCTTTTTTTTAATAAAAATTTATCGATATGTATCAAATAACAGAAAATCAAATTGAGTTTGATATGTGCGTAGGCATATCTAAATACTACATTTGGCAATTACACCCAACAATAATACAAGATATAATAAACAAATTTTATACTAATCAAACCATTGTGTTTAATTTTAGAGATGGTGAGAATTTATATTTGTCGGGTGCCTTAGAGGTAATAAAATTAACTCAGCAGTTTTTTAAAATTCCAAAAGAAAAATTAATAATATTAAGTCATGATACAATTGATATCCCGTATGCAACATGTAAAAAACATCATAAGATGTTTTTGTCCACAGGATCAAAATTTATACAACCTATAAACAACAAAGAATTTGACAAAAAATTTTTGTGCTTGCTGGGCAGAATAGACATATTCAGATTAAAAATGGCCATGTATTTACATGCACAGCATAAAGACAGTACGTTACTAAGTTTTCGTCCAAAATATAGTCATGCCCACTGGTATTTTTCTCATGTTTCTAATTTATATTTTGATGAATTAGAGTGGATTAAAAATCATTCTCCTATACTTGTAGATGAATTAACAGCAATAAACGATGCAGGATCATGTAATTGGGTAGAATCAGTAAACACTGTAGGAAAATACGCTAGTAGATATTTTTTAGAGATAGTTATAGAAACAGACATATATAATCCAGAATGGATAACAGAAAAAACAGTTAGATCTCTTGCATTGGGTAAACCTTTTATATTATTTTCAGGTACAGGTGCTTTAGCATACTTACAAAATTTAGAATTTAAAACATTTTCTCCTTGGATTAACGAACAGTATGACCAAATAGTAAATCCGTTTGAACGCTTTAATGCTATACAGCAAGAGATTGATAGGTTAGCGGCAATGTCGAATGATGAATTAAAAAATATAGCTGACTGTTTACAATCTACAGTAGAACATAACCAACATATCCTTAGATCAAAAAATTGGCAAAAAATTCCCTTGTAAGATAAATAATAGTAGCGTATTATGTTATTATGCATATACGTTATAGGCATATTAAAGACCATCTTAAACAAGGAGAAATACATTATGGCAACATCATTAGCAGAAATCCGTGCAAAATTACAAGCACAAGAAACACGCAGTTCAGGTAACAATTCACAAACAGGTGGCGACAACGCTATCTACGCACACTGGAATATCCAAGAAGGCACAAACGCTCGCATTAGATTCCTTCCAGACGCAGATCCAAAAAACACATTCTTCTGGGTAGAACGTTTAATGATTAACTTACCATTTGCTGGTGTTAAAGGTCAAGCAGATAGTAAACCAGTCACAGTTCAAGTACCATGCGTTGAAATGTATGGTGAAGCATGTCCAGTACTTGCAGAAGTACGCACATGGTTTAAAGATTCATCATTGGAAGAAATGGGTCGTAAGTATTGGAAAAAGAAATCATACTTATTCCAAGGTTTCGTGCGTGAGAACCCTTTAACTGATGACAAGACACCAGAAAACCCAATTCGCAGATTTATTATCAGTCCGCAAATTTTTAACTTAGTTAAATCAGCCTTGCTTGATCCTGAGTTAGAAAACCTTCCAACAGACTATCAAGGTGGTTTAGACTTTACAGTTACTAAAACATCAAAAGGTGGTTATGCTGATTACTCAACAAGTAAATGGTCACGCAAAGAATCTGCACTAACAGCAGAAGAAGCTGCGGCTATTGAAACTCATGGCTTGTATAATCTTAGCGATTTCCTTCCTAAGAAACCAAGTGATGTTGAACTTAAAGTGATCAAAGAAATGTTTGAAGCATCGGTAGATGGTCAAGCATATGACGCAGATCGTTGGGGTAACTACTACAAACCAAGAGGTGTTAATGTGGTTGTAGCTAATGCTCCGGCAGCGGCGCCAGCAAGTGCTCCTACAGCAACCGTAGATGGTCATGGTGATGTTCATGACGTTGAAGATACTCCGGCAGTTGCAGAAGTAGCACCGGCGGCTCCTACAGCACCAGTAGCAACACCTCCAGCAGGTGGTACAGCACGTGCTGAAGACATCTTAGCGATGATCCGCAATCGCCAAAAAACATCCTAAGTAGTAAACTAGATGTTAAGTAGGTTAGATGATATAATCTTTCCTAACCGATGTGAAGTTATAGAAATAGAAGCTTCACATCGGTACATCTACCCCATCTTTAAAAATGGTAGTAGTAGTTTTTACGAGTATGCTCATCGGAATAACTGCAAGATATTATTAAATAATCAAATCACACGTATACCGATAGTAGATATTGTTCTGCGTGATCCTATGCAGAGATTTCTATCTGGAATTAATACCTATGTCTATAATACCAAACGTGATAACCCACAATTGGACGTAGATACTATTATATACTTTGCCGAAAAATATTTGTTTTTAAATAGACACTATGCTCCTCAACTAAGTTGGATTGTTAATTTATCCAAATATATAAACAAGAATACCAGCTTATGCTTACATGATATGACTGTGATAAGTAAGTTTATTAATATATCAATTAAACCGGAAGAAACAAACATGCTGTCGGCTGAAGTATTAGACCGACTAAAGAATAATTTACATAATGAAATGTATCAACGCTTAGACTATTATCTATTAGAAATGATAGGTCAGGAAGTTACATTCAGTGAGATATTAGCCTACTTACACGCTCAAGACCCAATAGCATATTCAAAATTAAAATGCACTGCCCTAGACTAGAACATTTCGTTAGATTAAACTCAGATGGCACCGTCGGCCGTTGTGGCCATATGGCAAACGCACCAAGGTTTAATTCACTTGAAGAAATGGATAGAAGTATTTGGTTACACGACATTAAATTATCTATGCACAGAGACATCTGGCCTGAGGAATGTATCAGATGTAAAGAGACTGAAGCAATTAATCAAACCAGTATTAGATTGAATGCCATCGAATTTGACAAAATTCAAAAAAAATCAGATTATCTGTCGGTGGGCGGGGTACTTGATAATATATGTAACAGCGCATGTCTGACCTGTAACGAAAATTTAAGCACACTAATTGGCGGATTAAAAAGTAAAACATATACGATTGTGGACAATTCTAGTAAATTTTGGGAGTTACCTTTGGATAGGGTAGTACACCTAGACATCAACGGTGGAGAACCTAGCTATAGTAAAAACTATAAACATATACTGGCAAACTTGCCTAAGAATATAAAAAGTATTAGACTTAATACAAACTGTAGCACAGTCTTAGAAGAACTGTGGCCGCTGTGTGAACGCGGTGTACAGATTACTGTAACAGTTAGCCTTGATGGTATCGGACCCGTGCATGACCTAGTGCGTTGGCCTATCAAATGGGACAAGTTTTATGCTAATCTACAGCGATACATGGAAATGCCTATAAAATTAAACACTTGGACCACGGTTAGTGTGCTGAATGTAAATGACTTACCTAACATACTAGAGTTTGTTAAACTACATAATTTAGATCACAGCTATGCGTATCTTAAAGAACCATCAGAACTGGCGGTCGAAAATAAAGATACTCCGGAGTCTCTAGCATACATACAAGAACAAACGCGATTAAGAGGTATAGAATGAAAGCCTATGTAGAAATAGAGTGCGAAGATTTAGATATTATCCAATCTAAAATTTACAATTTTTTATTAAATGACACAGATTTAATATCATCCAAGGCAAAAAATTGGCAATTTTTAGATACTGAGAAATTAATAACAAGTATACCTGAACTGGTTAAATTTTTTCTTAAAAATAAATTATATGTTCAAAATGCCTCAGTGACACTGCTTTATGAAGATTTACCATTACATGTAGATACACTACCAATGATAGCTAAAATTAATATTCCTATTAAAAATACCCAAGGCTGGGTAAATAGGTGGTATGAATATAATGAGGATATAGCTAAATTATCTAGAACAAAAAATCAATTTGATAATGAACAAGAAGATGTTAGTGAGCTAGATGAATCTAAATTAAAACTAAAATCAGAAATATATGATTTAACTAAACCTATAGTTTTCCATTCAAGAATACCACACAGTGTTATAAAATTAACAGCAACAGAACTACCAAGAATAGTAGCAAGTTTTACTTTTGTAAACCAACCATTGGACTTGTTACAATGAAAATAGCGATCACCGGACACAGCGCAGGTATTGGACAAGCACTTGCTAGTATATACGAAGAAAATGGTCACGAAGTGATTGGACTTAGCCGACGCAACGGATACAATATACGCAGTCTACCTAAAGTAGCCGGTATGATAGAACCTTGCGATATGTTCGTTAATAATGCACAAGTTGGCTTCGCACAAACAGAATTATTATTTGAAGTATGGCGCCGTTGGCGAGGACAACAGAAATATATTGTAAATGTTGGTACACAGATGACTGATATGTTACTTCCACCTAAAGAGGAATGGGATGAATATATCATACAGAAAAAAGCCTTGGACTTAGCAACACAGTTGTTAGAACATCGTAGTGAGTGGCCAAGATTATTATTAGTTAGACCGGGTAGTATTGCAACACAACCAGGACAAACACTGCCAGACTACATGGATGTCGACGAATATGCTCAAGGAGTAATAGAGTGGATAGCAAAGAATATTTAATTAGTCAAAATTAGAATTTTTACTTGAAAAAGTTTGAACAAAATGTTACAATGCATAAAGATATCTATAAAAATAATGAAACAATATTTACAGAATTACGTAATTTAACAGAGGACAAATAATTATGGCAAAACCATTCGATATATCAAAATTTAGAAAGTCAATTACAAAGTCTATAGATGGCTTAGGTATTGGCTTTAACGATCCAACAGATTGGATCTCAACAGGCAACTACACATTAAACTATCTACTCAGCGGGGATTTTAACAAAGGTATTCCGATGGGTAAAGTAACTGTGTTTGCAGGTGAATCAGGGGCAGGTAAAAGTTTTATCTGTTCAGGTAATATTGTACGTCATGCACAAGAACAAGGCATCTATGTAATCTTAATTGATACAGAAAACGCACTCGACGAAGCATGGTTACACGCACTTGGTGTGGACACTAGCGAAGAAAAACTACTTAAACTTAACATGGCTATGATTGATGACGTGGCTAAAGTTATCAGTGACTTTGTTAAAGAATACAAAACATTACCTGCAGAAGAACGTCCAAAAGTATTATTTGTACTTGACTCACTAGGCATGATGTTAACTCCAACAGACGTTAATCAGTTTGAAGCAGGTGAAATGAAAGGTGATATGGGTCGTAAACCTAAAGCACTTACAGCACTTGTACGTAACTGCGTGAACATGTTTGGAACATTAAACCTTGGATTAGTTTGTACAAATCATACATACGCAAGTCAAGACATGTTTGATCCAGATGATAAAATTTCAGGCGGTCAAGGCTTTATCTATGCTTCAAGTATCGTTGTTGCTATGCGTAAACTTAAACTTAAAACAGACGCTGATGGTAATAAGACTACAACTGTTAACGGTATCCGTGCAGCTTGTAAGATCATGAAGACCAGATATGCTAAACCGTTTGAGTCAGTACAAGTAGAAATTCCTTATGAAACTGGTATGAGTCCATATAGCGGATTGACAGACATGTTAGAAGCTAAAAACTTGCTGAAGAAAGAAGGCAACAGTTTAGTTTATACCTTTGCTGATAAAACAACTATTAAACAATT